TCATTCGGCGGTCGAATTTCAAGAAAATATTAATGGGATGGATAACATTCTACCTGTTAATCAACTTATTAGGAGTTATAGCCGGCTACAATCTGCATACTGCAGGTTTCATAATGATATTATTTCTCACAATATTTTTAGGGCTAATCCATTTGTTTCAAAAGGTATGGCAGAAATATTGCTAATACGAAGTTTCAAGATATTCGTCGACTTGTTTTGCTATTTTTCGATAGGATTGGCTGTTGCCAATGAAGTTCTCAAAGAAAAAGTTTATGGTTTATTTAACATTTCTCCAATCCAAAACCATCTAATTCTTATGCTTTCAGCGGTTTTTTTGATTGTGAGGATCGTATGGTTTGTTTATGATAAGTTTTATCTACGGAATAAGGAAAAAAAGCTACAAATGAAGAGAGAAAATGAGTTTTTAAAGCAACTTATGGAGACTCATTTAAAAGATAGAAATGCGGAAGATAATTATAATAAAAATCAATAAATTAAAATTATGAACTTTCTTATTTTAGTTTTTGGCAATAAATTAAAATAACATGATAAATTCAAATGTTGAAGATAAAGATCTTTCAAAACACATTAAAAAACGTATTGATTATTGGGATTCTCAGGCTCGAAAAGTGGGAAAACCTAGAAAAGTAAAGAGTCCTGAGCAGATGTGGGAAGTAGCTTGTCAATATTTTAAAGAATGTGATTCAACTCCCTGGGTTAAAGTGGATTATAGAGGGAAAAATTTGAAACGTGTAGAAATTCCGACTTGCCGACCTTATACGATTAAAGGGCTGTATGCGTTTTTTAGAGCGAAGGGTATGACAGGAAGATTGGAAGATTATCGAAAGAATAGAAACGGCAGATTTGAGGAATATTCTGACGTTGTGCAACGTATTAATGACATAATAAAGTCTCAAAAGCTTGAAGGTGCGTTAGTTGGAGCGTTTAATGCCAGTTTGGTTTCTTACGAACTCGGCATAGGGCCGAGAGTCGAAAAGAGCGGCAAAACAATAATCAAAAAACAGGTCTTCAAAATCGCGGGCCAAGAGATTGAATTGGGGTAAATGTCTGATAGTCAAGATGTTGCAGAGGTATTATTCGACTCTTTTGGAAAACAAGACGAATTCATAGCTGCGGCGTTTGACCCGCAATATACCTTCGTACTCTATGGCGGAGCGATACGGGGCGGTAAGTCATTTGCTGGATTTGGCGCTCTAATTCTACTATGTGTCAAGTATCCAATGAGCCGCTGGGCCATTGTGCGGAAAGATAAAGCAACTCTTGACCGCAATACCTTACCTGCTTGGAACAAAATCAAACCTTCTAATATAATAAAATCAGGCAATAGCGAGCATGTTGTTTTCAATAATGGTTCGGAAATTATTTTTTTCGCAGAAAGTTTTCACATCGATAAAGACCTAAACCGATGGAAAGGCCTGGAAGTCAATGGGTTTCTGCTAGAGGAGGTTAATGAGTTGCAGCGTGCTAGTTTTTTAAAAGCCATAGAACGGGCAGGCACTTGGGTAGTTCCCGGCTTGTCAAAAGAAAAACAGCCACCTCCTACGGTGCTTGGTACATGCAATCCTTCACAGGGGTGGGTAAAAACTGACTTTTACGAAAAGTGGAAAAATGGCACTTTGCCGTCATATCAAAAGTACATTCCATCAACTATTTTTGACAATCCTCACCTTTCTGAGGATTATAAGAATTCGCTTCTAACGTTACCGCGTTACGAGTATGAAGTTTTTGTGCTCGGAAATTGGGATGTGCAGCTGAAGACAGGAGGCGAGTTTTTTAAGAAATTTGAGCTTGAAAGCCACGTAGGCCCTGTGACTATTGACCCTGAAGAGCCAATTCACATTTCTATCGATAACAACGTCATGCCCTATATTGCCGTAACATTATGGCAGATATGCAAAAATGGTGAGAGGTGGTTAGTGCAGCAAGTTGGAGAGGTCTGCGCCCGAGACCCGAGAAACACGGCGACCTCAGCGGCTAGGGAAGTGCTTCGATTTTTGAAGAGGCATGACTATAATGCCAGTAAGGTTTTTCTTTACGGAGACCCTACGACTACTGCGCGCAACACAATTGATGATGACAAAAAAACTTTTTTAGATAAATTCACTGATAAGATGCAATCGCGTTACGCAGTTGAGAAGAGATTTTTCAGAAAGGCCCCTAGTGTTTCGATATCTGGCGATTTTATAAACGAAATATACGAAACACAGGCGTTTGGCATTGAGCTAAAAATAGGGGAGCATTGCAAGGAGAGTATAAATGATTACATTGAAACGAAAGAAAATAAGGACGGGGGAATCAATAAAATACGTGTAAGAGACTCAGATTCAAACGTTTCTTATGAAAAAAATGGTCACCTTTCAGATACGAAAAGATATTTCATAACTAAATGCTTTTTGGAAGAGTATAAAAAATATATCAATAGATTTTCTGACCCTCAGGACTATCATATTGCGCAAAAAAACAGCATGATACGCGGAGGGATTTAATATATTTGCATGATATGCCTTATTTAATAAAAAATGATTTTGCTAAGGTCATAACGACATTTGACCTTGATGCATTAACAGATTCACAGGATTTGGTGTGGCAGAATGCCGAAGTATCGGCATTGGAAGAGGTTAAGAGCTATTTGCGAAATCGATATGACACCTCGCAAGAGTTTGACATTCAGACACATGACCAGACGGGTACATACCTGCAAGATGACTACGTGATAATTCAAACAGGCGTTAATCAGGGCGTTTATAAGGCACTTCAAGATGTTGTAGCTGACACAGTCATAACTGACACAGCGTTCTGGGCCTTAGATGACCCTCGAAACGCTAAGCTAATTACATCAGTTATTCTCATAATTTTATATGAAAATTACACTAGGCTCAATGGCTCAGAGATACCTAACTGGTTGCAAATCAGGTATGACGGCGGGGATGTCAAGCAAATGGGTGGGGTAATTGGATATTTGAAAATGATTCAAAAAGGAACAATCGAGCCTAATTTACCTCTTCGAGCCGATGTGGCAGACGGTACTTCACAAACCGGTAATAATATTGCGTTCGGCGTAGCTTCGGACGTTGTGGAAAGAAACACGTCGATATGAAACATACGCAAAATAAATACGCAAAAGTACAGGGACTGCTTCAAGAGGTCAAAAATCAAACAGGCAATTTGCCAAAGTCTGCTGACGTTTTGCAATTACTTCAAAAAGAAACTAAAAGCGTAATTAGATTCTCATTATCAAATTGGCAAAATGCCTATGAAGATGCCATAGATTGTATTCGTTATGACAGAGAGGACTTACTGGATTTATATGAGCAAATCGAGATTGATGAGCACATAACTGCTCTAGTTGACACGATTCATAATAATGTGTTAGCTAATGATTTTCAGATACTTGGGCCTGATGGTGAAGAGGATGTTGATGCAAAAACGTTATTTGACAGACCCTGGTTTTCTGAATTCATTGCCCTAGCTCTTGACGCAATGCTTCACGGATTCTGTGGTTTGCAATTTACTGGCATGGAAAAGGGTACATATTCTGGAGTAAAACTCATACCTAGATCGTACATATTACCTTACGAAAATGGTATACGCTACAATAACAACGCCTTCAATCCTGATATTTATTTTGATGATGTTAAAATACGCAATTGGACTGCGTTCCTTTTTCCACAGCTTCCTGGCGACCAATATAAATTAGGAAAGTTTAACAAAGTGGCTAAGTGTTTCATAATCAAACGGGAAAACTTGCAGTTTTGGGCTATGTTTAATGAGATTTTTGGTATACCTTTCAGAGTTTTGAAAACTGATTTAAAAGATAAGACTAGAATGGCCAACGCCATTACGGCTATGCAATCTATGACTGCTGCGGCATATTCCGTAATCCATGACGACGACGAAGTAATATTTCATAATGGCGTAAGCGCATCTAACGCTAGCACCTTTGAAGGGCTGTTAGATTTTTGCAACAAAGGGATGAGCAAGGCGATCATAGGGTCGACTATGGTAATTGAGGATGGTGCTTCCTATGCTCAGAGCGGAGTGCATGAGCGCAATACGGATGCGTTTGTGATCACTTACCAGCGGCTAGCAGCCCAATGGATTAATGAGCGAGTTTTACCTAAAATGTCTGCATTAGGTATGCAAATATCTGAAAATCACAGATTTAAGTGGGATAATACTGAGACGTTAAATAAAACACAAATTGTCGATTTGATTTCAAAACTAAATGCCGCTGGATACAGAGTGCCATTAGATTACGTAATGGAGCATACTGGCATCCCGGTTGAGGAGAGTCCTGTAACCCAAGTTCAGGTTTCACCTGTGCCAAAAGCAGTCCAAAACAAAACAATACTCAGTCGAATTGCCAAAATGTACGGAAAATACATAGGTGAAAAAAGTAAATAATACGTAACATTATGGCATATACGCCTAGAACACTTGCAGAAATTGAAGAGGCCATGTTGGCTGATAAAGCTGGGCGACCAGCGCTAGATGCTATTACTACTACATCTGGGGCCTCTGTGTTTTTGAATTTAATACGCAGTATTGCTGCATCTGTGAATTTGCATGAGAATGCTTTTGCAGGATTTACTGCTGAAATGGAGACCAGAGCAGCACAACTTCAGATAGGAGTGCCGCAATGGTATGCAGCCGAAAGCCTTGTGTTTCAGCTAGGGGATTCTCTTACAATCATAGGAGGGGAAGTAACTTATGACGTTATTGACGAATCGAAACAGATAGTTAAACTTGCCGCTGCTGACAAAGAAAATGGATTTCTTATATTAAAAGTGGCAAAACTTGATACGGGAGGTAATGCTGTGCCTCTCTCTAGCGTAGAGTTAGCTGCATTTAGTGAATACTGGTCGCAAAAAAAATTCGCATGCGTACCTATTGACTTCATTTCTCAGGATGGTGACATCGCGCGTATTTCCTACAGAGTAGGAGTGGACGCAACAGTAATTAATCCTGCAAATGGGACGCTATTGGCCGATGGAACTACTAAGCCTGTTGAGGTTGCTATCACTAATTTTTTACAAACTTTCCAAGCAGAGAACTTCAACTCTGTGATGCGAATAGTCGACCTAACTGATGCAATTCAAACAGTGTCAGGAGTTGTGAATCCAGTTCCTATAAGCATTTTGGTAAAACCTTTTGATGGAGTGTTTTCAGAAGTTATTGACACCTTGAATGACGAATATACTGCTAGAAGTGGGTATATTCTGATAGATAGCACCGTAGGATTTACGCTCTCAGACACTTTAACTTACTATAGCGCAAAATAATGCCTGGAATACTCGACAGAACGCCACAAGAGCAATATGGGATTGACTTTATTGTTAAAATGCAGGAGGCATTACCTTACCTTTTTCAGGTAAATGTTCCAAGTTTTGACAAAAAAACTGTGTTTGTTGAATTTGCCGAAGTGCTTTTTGCCGCATATCAACTTGTTAATGTGGCATTTGTGGATTTTGTCGCTGAAATACGCAATAGACTTTCGTTTACAGGTCAAGTGTTAAGTTTAACAACGTTTTTAAACAATACTTTTGACAATACGTTAAAGCGAATTACAATAGAGTGTCTTAATAATGCGTCAAACGATGCGTTAATTGTTTTTAATAATGGCGAAGAGATTAACGACAATTTAACAATTTATAATAATGGCGAAACCGTCATTGCTCCTGTGACTTTTTGGACAAATTCAGATGTGGACACGCCTATTTTATTTGGCGTTGACTTCATAATCAACGTGCCTAGTGATGTCACGGCAAGTGATGACATCATTGAAGCTTTTGCTAATATTTATGTTATTGCACCACAAAATTATAATATAATACGATTTTAATGGATAGAAGATTAATTTTTAACGGTGGGGAAATTAATCCCACAAACGATGAGCTAAATTTAATGCCTAATAGTAATAGAGGCGGAATTCATGCGCTTGGTGCCGCTATGGCTGGTGGAGAAAATTCGATTTTAACAGGTATTAATGCTGTCATAGGTGCTAGTAGCGTTACTTTTTCTGACGGATATGTGTTTTTAAACGGAGAAGTGTTAAAAGTAGTGGGAGCTACTGTTAATGATACAGTAGGAAACGACTTATATATTTTTCAGAAAAATACAAACACTACAAACCCTGATTTTATAAGAAATTACCGAGATGGCAGTGTGCACAATGTGGCGGAAATTAATACAGCTGTTGTTGTGCCTGTTGCCTCAATAGGCAGTAATTTGTCTGTGCAAGGTCGATCTGTGAGTAAAAGAATTGAAAAAAGTAGACTAATTAATTGCGGAAGTGTTAGAATTTCAAGTTTTGTGAACGGTGTTAACACACTCGTTAATACTCCTGCTGGTGATATATTGAGTATATCCAATGTTGTTGGAGTTTCTGCTGTTGGTTCAGTTCCTGATAGAGTGACTTTTAGAGTTTTATTTAAAAATGCTCGTAGTACAGATAGAGCTATATTAGATTTTTCTTTACAAAGTTTTTTTTCTGATGACCCGATAGAATTTCTTCCATCTATAGCAAGTTTTAGGGGTCCGGCTTACACGTTTAATACTGGAACTGGGTTGAATGATTGCACAATTGCTCTAACTTGGACTGAAGCTCCCAACTCTTCAGTTTTTGAATTTTTTATAAGAATGAGTGAAGTCGATTTCTAATGTGCCTAAATTCTCACATACATAAAACGGCTAATATAGTCCAAGTGCCGCCAGAGCAAGACCCGGAGCTTCCGCCTTACGAGGATGCGGAAAGCCTGATAGCTGCTGTGTACGAGGGAATTATAACACCTGAAGACCTACCTGAATCGTTGTATGAGTACACTTTTTTTGTATTAGCCTCACAACTTTTTAGAGGATTTGGCTTACCTAGTTTTTTGCCTGAGGGGTCAAAAGCCCAGAAGTTAGCGACAATAGCCAAGACGAATCTTAGCATTTTCTCAGGCGCAAAGACATTGCATAATGTCATAGACCTGTCTGCCTATGTTTTTGATGAGAATGGGAAACTTCGCCCATTTAGCGAGTTTAAAAAAAAGGCTAAAATTATAAACGACGCCTATAATGTTGAACATCTGAAGACAGAAAATATAGCAGCATTTAGTCAGTCAAGAGCCATTGAGTATTGGCAATATATAGAAGAGAATGCTGACATATTTCCGTTACTAGAATACGTAACCGTAAGAGATGGAAGAGTGAGACCAGCTCATGCTGCAGTTGACAGAATCATAAAACCGGTAGGTGATCCATTTTGGAACGTGTGGTTTCCGCCTAACAGTTGGCGATGTCGTTGCATCGCTAAGCAATTAACTGATGGCATAATTTCACAGGGGCCAACTCCTGTCAATGAGGACAGTAATTTTAATACTAACGTAGGAAAAACAGGTATAATATTTGACAAAAAACATCCTTACAACGACATCCCAAATCAATATAAAAAAGCGTCAAAGAATAATTTCGGATTCACGATTCCCACAGATGTAGATGTGAAGGATTTTGACGCAAAATACAACACCTAAATGCAAATCAGTCTCAGAAATCAATTGCCTTCCACGGCTTCAGACAGCGAGTTCGAGCAGTCTATTGGCTTGTCGCCTCTAGGCACTCCTATTTTTGATGACTTGACTTTTCCGGCTGGAGCCTTCAAAACCCTAGACGGCTTGAATATCACTTATCAAGAGTTGAAGCTAGTTTCTGTGCGTTTTGTAGTTTCACAGCAAAAAAATATCGTAAGGACTGAAGTTTCTGGCAGAAATGGCACAGTAAAAGAGTACAATTCTACAGGCGATTACGTCATAAAGGCCAATGCCAATTTGAGCGAATTGCAACCGGTTTTTCCGCGGGAAGAGCTGCTAAAATTCGTAGAAATAACAGAGGTTCCCCAATCTTTGCCTATAATTTCTAAAATTTTGAATCAATTTTTTGGCGTAAACAACATAATTTTAACGGAATTTACCGTAGACCCGGGAAACGGGACTGGTAATGTGGCCTTAAGTTTTACGTTGGAAAGTGATAATGATTTTGATTTAAATGAATTTATAGTGAAAAAGATATGAGTTTTTCTAAAAAAGGAGACTTTAAATTTGACAAAATGAAAAACGACGTTAGTGCTTTCAAGCGTCGAGTTGTTAAAATTGTGGCCAATGAGGCTAAAAATCATTTTTTAGAAGGATTTGAAAAAGGCGGTAACCGAGGAGGCGGCATGACTGATGCTTCCAGAGGAGGGTGGGTACCTAGAAAGGCTCAAACAAGTGAAAGGGATTTAACGAGAGCTATTTTAGTTGATAAGGGGAATCTGCATAGAGATATTGCGGTAAGAGAAAATACTTTTGCCAAAACTGTCATAAACGTAATACACATTCCTTATGCGATTTATCACAATGAGGGAATCTCTGGCAGATTGCCTAAACGAGAGTTTATAGGAAAATCTACTGAATTGGAGAAAAAAATATTAGTAATAGTAGAAAATGAGCTTAAAAAAGTAGGGAAATGATAGCAATAAAGCTACTTTATAACTTTGTTAAATCTAAAATTGACACCATTACTACTATTAAGCATTTTGACTGGTGGAATAGTAATGTTGCCAATGAGCGTAAACAAACATCATATCCTACTCCAGCTGTTTTTTTTGAAATGGGAGTTGTGGCTTGGCAGCCATCTACTAAGGGCTCAGCTAAAAACAGCTCATCAGGAGTACCTCAACAACAGGGTGTTGGAAGCTTTACCTTGCATATTATTCACAAAAAAATTGAGAGCTCGGCCCGAGACCAAGCAGAGGTGAGTCACCTTGATCATGTGGAAGCTGTGTTCAAGGCGTTGCATTTTGCTGGAGGAGAATTGCCATTTTTGCAAGGGCCCATACAAAGATTGCAAGACGAGGTTATTTCAACTCATTCAGTTTTAAGAGATTGGCCTATGGTTTTTTCGGTAGCACTTTATGAAGCTCCTGAAGCTGATGCTGATTTAACTGATGTGGAACCCTGGGCAGCTGAGATAGAAGTCATAGCTGAAAATGTCAATATAGAAGCTGGCGATCCACCTATTCGATTTGAAGTAAATCAATGAAACGTCAATTAGACTTACTTGAAGAGCGAAAAGAGCACGTTAGAAAATACGTACAAAGCCATAAGGGCAATACTACAGAGGCTATACGTGAACTTAGTCGTTCTCTTTTCCTAAGTGAAGCCACACTTTGGCGTGACCTCAGGCAATAATCTACTGTCACTACTATTTTTTAATTGCGCAGTTACGTAATTCAAGTACGTATATTACTACTTTTGCGCATAATGATTTTCAACGATTACAAAATAGATTCATTACAAAGTGTCAATTTGAGCAATAATACTGCTCAAATGCAGCTATTTGGAGTCATTGGAAAAGAGATTAATGGTCATGCGTTTGCGGCTGACCTGTTGCAAATGGCTCAATTCGGATTTGACCGGGTTGTGATTAACATTAATAGCTTAGGGGGATTCATATTTGAAGGATTCAGTATTTTAAATGCAATGAATGTTCTGAGGCTAAGTGGCACTAAAGTAGGAACTTACGGACTTGGTGTTATGGACTCTATGGCTGGAATGGTGCTAGCGTTTGGCGATAAAGGAGATAGACGAGCTACTACTTATTCAACTGGAGTTATTCACGAACCTTCATACGATGGTTCAACCCAATCCATTGACTTGATGCCTGATAGCAATCAAAAGAAAGAATTAGTAGACTTACGAGAGGTTTTACTTACGTCCCTATCAATATCCACAGGAAAAACTAAGCAGGAGTTGGCCGTGATTATGAGAGAAGGCTCAAGACGCACGGCTCAAGAGTTGTTGGAAATAGGAATAATAGACGAGATTGTAGAAGCGAATAATGTGGCAATAGGTGAAAACTTATCGAGGATAGAGGCAATGGCTGCATGCACTGATATAATAAATAACCATAATAGTCAAAAAATGGACAAAGAAGTAAATAAATACGAGATTAAAGAAAAGGAATTGCTCGAAATGGTGCAAAATAGCACCGTTAAATTAGCCGAAAGAGATATGGAAATTCAGAATTTAAAGGCGAAAAATCAAGAGCTAGAGTCTAAATTATACGCTAGCGAGCTAACTGCGGTAGAAACTTACGTCGACGGCCTTATAAATGAAGGAAGATTTTTTGCTGAAGAGAGAGAAAGTATTGTGAAACAAGCAGTTCAAAACTTTGAAGGCTTTAAAATATATTGCAAAGCAATGAAAATGCCTTTTGTGGATGTAACAAAGAGCATAGGAGCTGAAGGTGAAGACAAAATGCTGGAATGTGCAAAAAAATATCACAATCACGACAAGAGTGGTACTTTGGAAAAATATAAAAACGAAGTAGGAGAAAAGA